CAAGGGCACGCCCGCGGAAGTGGTGCTACGCCTGCTGCTGCTCAAGCACATGCGCAACTGGAGCTACATCGAGCTCGAGCGCGAGGTGCGGGCCAATCGTCGTGCAGTTTCCCGCGGCTCCGCTCGGTGATAAGCGCGGCGAGGGCCTGTAGTCTTGGGTCAGAGGTGTCGGCGCCTTACGTAAGCATTGTGCGTCAAGCCTCAGAGGCACAAATGGCTACTTGCCAGCCTTTTCGGCAATTTTGCTAAAGGCTTCGGCTAGATCCGATACAGGTTTCAGATCGTCGGACGAGTACTTGGCTCGTGCAGAAAGGAAAGCAGAGTAGAAGGCCAACACCATTCCGGCCGCCATGAGGACAACCAGCCATACCGGTGCCCATTCATCCGAAATGATTTTGTGGCTATGCCCATAGATGAATAGCCCGGCGACTATCCCGTAGGCCGATGCAGTTAATAAAAATCACATTTCAACCTCCCCTCCCGCACTATTGAGACAAGCTCCGATAGTGCAGTTATGCGCCTGACCCGGCGAATGTGACTACCCCCCCTTGCTTTCACCCGTACCCTTGCCGAGCAGATATCCAGCGATAGTACCTAAGAGGCCAAAGACAGGAGCCATCTGCTTGTCACTATAGCCAGCAACCACCAGGAAAATCGCCGCCACGATAATGAGCAGCGTTCCTAAGGTGCGAAGTACGACATCGGCGGGTCGCTCTTTCCGGATGAGATATGCGGCTAGGCAGCAGATCAGCAGTCCAAAAACAAGCACCGCGGCGCTCATCGTCATGGCACTCGTGGTCGACCACCAGTTCGCTTCTTGCATGGCAGCTTGTTGTGATGCCAATTCCGCGCGCGACTTCTCGATTTGCTGACTTATCCTAGTAATCCCTTCCTGATACTCGGCATCTGTCATCTTGATCCCTCCAGATACTTGAGACGAGACTCAAGCAATTTGATCTTTTCATCCTGTTGCCTAATCAGCTGCCTAAGTTGGGAATTCTCGGCCTCAAGTTGGCCTCGCGATCGAGCGGTCTCACCACCTTCAACTCCAAAACTAGGCGGCTTTATCATCTTACCAATATCATTGAAGAAATCAGCACGGGCGCCTATTGGCAGTAGCGCAAGGCACCAGACGAGGCAGATCTTGGGGTGCATCTATTCCTCCTCCTACGGAACATCGAATAGGGATCGTCCGCCCCGCTATGTATTGTGGCCGTATCCGTGCGTCGCGGTATCCCTCATTTGGCGCCGCTCCACATCGTCCGGAGCCTCACGTCACCGCCTGGATGAGCGCAGCCTCAGCGTCGCGCCGCGCCACCAGGCCAGGCAGCACGCCGCCCCTGCCCTTCACTCACTTGCGCAGCTCGGCAGGCACCGCGGCCCAGTCTCCCGCATTCACCTCGCGGCGCAGCGTGCTCGCGCGCAGATTCCCACTACCGACGTTGTAGACGAAGTCGATCAACGCAGCCAGGCGCCGCCCGTCGTCGACCCCCGGACAGAGCGCGAGCACCGCACGCAGGTAGTTGCGGCGCAGCGTGAGCTGCAGCAGCCGCTGCGCCTGCGCCGGCGAGATCGGCGCATCCGCGAGCGTGACGGCGCGGCCGTCCAGATAGCGCGTGCTGCCGTAGCCGATGGTGGGCACGCCGGCCGGGCATAGGTAGGGACGCAGGCGCAGCCCCTCGAAGCGCCGGCACAGCGCCGCGGCGATGTCCACCGCCGAGTCGATCGTGCTCATCGCCCGGTGGCGTGGATGCGGCCGCCGACGAAGATGCCCAGCGCGAGCGACATCAGCGCGCGGTCCCAGTCGTCGAGCACGCCGTTGCGCACCCAGAGCGAGGCAATCCACAGCGCGATGCACATCGTCGCGAGAAAGGGCCGGATGATTCCGTTCCAGACGTCGACCCACACGACGCCGGTCTTCTGCCCGGTGGCCTTCACGGCTTCGACGAAGGCGTCGGCCTCTGCGTCGGTGACATGCGCCTCGGTCTGGGCCTCGATGACCTTGATACCCAGGTCCGCCTGCAGCTTGATGGCGGCCTGGCTGCGCTCGAACTGCGCGGCATCGAGCTGGCCCTGCAGTTGCAGCCGCGCGAGCTCGTTCCTGCTGTCCTGCCACTTCGTGAGGAAGTCGAAGACGTGGCCGAGGATCAGGCGGGCGGTCGCGCCGCCCAGAAAGGTGATCAGTGCAGTCATCATTGCTTGGCTACTTCGCGCTCAAAAATCATGGCCACCGAACGTGGGGCTTGAGGACATGCCACAGCGCGGCCGCGCCCGAGGCGATCAAGGTCCACACGATGCCGGGCAGCGACTTCGCGGCGAGCGCCTGCCAGAACTCGCAGCGCGCACGCTGCCGGGCGATCTGCGCGGCCACCCACTCGTGGTGCTCGTGGTGCAGGGCTTCAGGCACGCGCGTGCGCGCGTCCAGCGCGGCCGTCACCGCAGCGGCGACTACGGCGCCGAGTCGTTCGTCATCCATGGGCATGTCCTTCATTGCGACGGGAATGGCAGGTCCTCGCGCAGCGGCGCGATGGGCCCGGGTGGATCCGCTGATTTTTGACGCCTGAGTAGTTACGCTATACACTCATGCCGTGATCAAGACATTCGCGCACAAGGGCCTCGAAGCCTTTTTCACGTCAGGCAGCAAAGCCGGCATTCAGCCGGCCCACGCTGCTCGTCTTCGACGCCAGCTCGCGCAACTCGACCAGGCGGGAGGCCCACAGGACATGAACCTGCCAGGCTGGGGCCTGCATCGGCTAAAGGGCGAGTTGGCCGGCTTCTGGTCTGTGTGGGTGAACGGCAACTGGCGCATGACGTTCCGCTTCGAGGACGGCGACGCGATCCTGGTGGACTACCTCGACTATCACTGACAGGAAAGACGATGAACCGCATGCACAACCCGCCGCACCCCGGCGAGACCCTCCGGGAAGATGTGCTGCCGGCGCTCGGGCTGAGCGTGACCGACGCTGCCGCCGCGCTCGGTGTGACGCGCGTTGCGCTGTCGCGCGTGCTGAACGGCCGCGCAGGCGTGTCGCCCGAGATGGCGTTGCGTCTGGAGCGCTGGCTCGGCGTCGATCACGGCGGCCGCGCGGACGTGTGGCTGCGAATGCAGGCTGCCTACGATCTGTGGGCGGCCGAGAAGGCGACCAAGGCCGCGCTGCGCAAGATCAAGCCGCTCGAGTACGAACAGGCCGCATAGCGCCAACCCGGTGGCTGTGGGGGCCTGCGACCGCCCTCGGTGGGTCGGCTAAGGCCCCGCTGCGATCGCAAACCAGCCGGAGTCAACATCGCCGGATGCGTCGTCCAGTTCAGCCCGTCGGGCGAGCTCATGGAACCACCGGTGCTATAGCCGACGCTGACCCAGCGCGCGTGGCTCTCGTCCCACACGAGACCGTTCCACAAGCTCGTCGCAGGATTGCTCTGCGCCAGGCGTCCGCGTGATGCCGTCCGAGGACGTGACCTCCCAGTACACCCATCACTGGTCTGCCGCAGATCCGGCACGTGGGGGGCGACATTCACCCCCTCAACGTCGGTGAACAGATCGGAGAAGACGTTCGGGCAGGGCGTGCCGTCGGCCGGCAACACTGCCAACTATGTTGACGTGCTTGGGAGGCACACGCCCACCCAGTCGAAGGTGGCCCCGGCGGCATTCAGGTACAACCCGGCGACCGTCCACGAATTCGGCACCGTACCGGAAATCGGGGTGCGTACAACGCCATCGACCGTCAGCGTGATCTGCCCGGACTCGACCAGCGCCTCGACCACGTGGGATCCGGGACCAACAGCCACCTCATCGTAGAGGGTACGCCACCGTGCCATCACTGCCAACGTCGAGGAAGTCGGCGTCAACCGTGGTGTCTGTCAGCTCGAATACGGCGTTGCCCTGGACAACAGCGACCACCCGATACGGATAGGTCAGCGACATGCTGCCGGTGCTGTGCTCCTGGTCCAGCGTCTGTGTACCGTCGCTCAGGCCCCCTGCACCACCCGTCAGCATGATGCCGTTGTAGGTGGTGGAGGTCGAGGCGCTGACCTCATCCCACATGCTCCAGCCCGCCGGGGACACGTCCATCATGCGACTGCTGATCAACGTGCCGTCGGTGCCGCTGAACGACTCGACGAACACCGGGGTCGAGCACGGCGATGGCGGTGGTGACGATGGTTCTGGTGCCGCGAGAATCCGCGGCTGCCATTCGCCGCCCTGCGCGTCGGCGTTCCAGCCCCACTCGCTCACCTCTGCAATGCCGGAGGGCTGCTGCTCGACCTCGATGAGCTGCGGCGCCCTGCCCTTGCGGTACACGGTGACGCGCGCGCCCAGCATGTTGTGGCGGGTCCATTCGACGGTGACATCGAAGCGGTCGACCACGCCGTCGTCGATCATCCACTGCAGGGCTTCCTCGATGTAGCCCTGGGCCAGTGACAGCGTCTGCTGCGTGCGCTTCGCGCGCTCGAGCAGCCACAGGCGTGAGCCGATCAGGTATGGGCCTTCGTCACCCCACCATCCGCGCGGGTCGCTGGAGCCATCGGTGAGGGTGTCGTCGGGGTTCGCCTCGCGGTCGGTGAAGAGGCTCATCAGCACCGGCGTCACCAGGTCATCGCCGCTGACCAGGTCGACACCGGACAGGCGCCAGTCACCGCGCGTGGTGTCCCACAGCGTGGAGATGTCGGGCATAGCGGATCAGGGCGCGGTGAAGGCCGGCAGCTCGGCGATCAGCCCGGTGGCGGCCGGCATGGCGCGAGAGCCGCTGCGCACGGCCTGCAGCACATCGATGCAGGCGGCCCACACGTGAGAGCGCCACGCGCGCAGTGCCTGGCCCTCGGCCTGGAACTTGGGCACCGCAGGCTCCTCGGCATAGGTCACCGCGCTCTTGATGTCGTCGTAGCCGAGCGCGCGCGCCTGCGCATCGAGGTGCGCCTGCACGGCGCGCGTCAGGGCCGCTTCCAGCTGCTCATGCGTGGGCGCAGGCGGATCGACAGCGATGGGAGCGCCCTTGCCGTCCGCCACGATGACCTTGCCTTGCGGCTGGGCGTGCATCAGTTCGGCGTGCCGCTCGGCCGTGATCTCGACCGCGTCCGGCGGCACGAGGCTTCCTTGCGTGCCCGGCGCGCCGTGCAGCTCGTCGCAGTAGAAGCCGCCGGTGGTCTTCGAGTAGTAGTGCATGTCCCTCCCCTCTTCAGTAGCCGAGGGCGAACCACATGAAGCTCGCCGGATCGATCGGTGTGCCGTCGACGTCACCGCACCACGCGTGGTGCAGCGTGAAGTTCGCCGCCGTGATGGTCACCGGCGCGCCGAGCGTCTCCACCGCTACGCTGGTGTAGCCGGGCACCTGCGTGATGACGGACCTGCAGGCGTTGGGGAACGTCGTCGGGAAGGTGACGGTCTGCGTGGTGCCGAAGGCCACCGACGCCGTGCCCCACTGCAGGATCAGGCCGCCGGGCAGCCGCTGGTAGCCGTTGGCCGCGAGCGACTGGTTGCCACCGGTGAAGTTGGCCGTGGTGAGGTAGGCCCCGGAGCTCGCATACAGCGTGTCCAGCGCCGATTTGAGCTGCGTGACGTTCGACGCATCCGGCGTGAGGCCTGCGGCGGTGATGACGTGCAGCAGCTCGGCGAAGAGCTGATAGAAGGCGTAGGCGCCTGGAATGGTGGGCGGCGTCGACGTGGAGAGGTTGCCGTCGGACGGATAGCCGGCAGAGCCGGGCGACGGCGGCGTGGGCGCGGTGCCGCTGGCACCGCTCTCGAAGAGCATCTTCATGGTGGTGAGCTTTCAGTTGAACGCGACGACGGTGTGCGCCGGCGCGTAGAGCTTGATGAGGGATTCGAGCGCAGCGTTCGTGCCGCCGACGTAGCTGACGTGCCAGAAGAAGCCCCAGGCGTTACCGCGGCACGGCTGGTTCACGGGGTCGTTGACGCGCCACGGGCGCGTCTCGGTGATCGTGATCGCCACGCCCATGGCCGCGGCAAGCGCGATGAAGTAGGCCTTGGACTGCCCGCCCAAGGCGGTGAGCGCGGCGACGACCTGCGCCTGCTGGCCCGCGGTCGTCGGGGCCAGCGTGCCGTAGGGTCCGGGCACGCCGAGGGCGGAGATCCACTCGGGCAGCAGCTCCACCGCCGTGGCCGGGAAGGCGTCGACCAGCAGCTCGTTCGCGCGCGCCGTGCTGCGCTGGTAGATCGCGGCGAGCGCCTGCGCCACCGCAGTCTGCGTCGCGCTGGGGCCGCGCGGCCAGACGCGGCCGCGCGGCATGAGCGCCTGCATCGCCGCCGTGAAGTCGGCGACGCTGAATGCGGGTGCGGCCATGTCAGGCCCAGGTGATGAGGCCGAGCACGGGCAGGAAGCCCACGGCGCAGACGATGTTCGATGCTGGCGTGACGATCACGAAACCCGTGGTGCCCGGCACCGCGGCGATCGCGGCCTCGATCGCGCTGAGCGGCACCGTGCACCCGTTGGCCGCGCCGAACTGCGCGAAGACATCGGTGATCGCCGCCGCCACCGCGGCCTTGGTCGCGGCCGATGCGCCCGCTATCCCTGAGATCGTGAAGTCGATCGTGTCCGCGATCGGCGCGACGACGTACACGAGCGCCGTCACCGGCTGCAGCGGGAAAACGTAGTTCGCGACCGCGAGCTGGTCGCCCGTGGACGCCATGTCGCGGTTCTCGCCAGTGGCGCAGCCGTCGGTGCCCTGTGGGAAGCCGCCATGGGCAGCTTCGGAAGCGTCGAACATCGGGTAGATCACCACGGTGCCGGCGCCGAAGCCATGCGGCACCACCCACACCCGAGTGATGCCGGGCACCTGCAGCGCCCAGTTGATGTAGTCCTGCAGGGCACCACCGTGCGCCGGGTTCTGGTAGGCCTGCAGCATGCGCGCACGCAGGCTCGTGTCGGTCTCGATGTCGGCGCCCCCGGTGAAGGCGCCCGCCACCGTGCCGCGGGAGTTCACGCCCGCGATCGCCACGCCGAGCGCCATCAGCGAGCCGCTCGCCGTGTTGCCGAAGGCGCCGAGCAGGCCGCCAGGGTCGGCCACGGCAATCGCGGGCACCGTCACGCTGCCGCCGGCGATGGTGCCGCTCGCGGTGGTGGTGAACTGCCTGCCGTCGCCGCGCACCAGCGTCGTGCCGCTCGGGATGGTCGAGCCGTTGGTGCCGGTGAAGGTGACGGTGCCGCTCGCGGACGCCGCGGGCAGCCGGGTGACGCCCTTCAGCGCGCCCCAGGCCTCGAGGAACTCGGCCGTCGCGGTGAAGGGGTTCGACTGCTGGGCGATCCAATCCAGGTAGCCGTAGTGCTCGTGCGCGAGGCCGGCCTGCACGGTGCCCAGGATGCCGAGGTTGGAGAAGCGCAGCAGCGGGTCGCTGCCGGGCAGCGCGGCGGCGATGTCCTGCGCGACTTGCGTGCGCAGGTCGCTCAAGCGTGGGCGTGCGAAGGGCATGTTCTGTAGGGCCTGCTAAGGCTCTCGGAGGGGTTCACGCTGGTATCTGGCAGCCCGCAGGGCCAGGTGTGGCCAGGCCGCCGGAGGGCGCCAAAGTAGTTGCGACTCGCGCCACCGTTCTGCGACTGGAGGGCGCGCAAGTTGTTGAACTGCCCTATCTCAGGGGGCAAAGCCAGTCGCGTTTGGAAAGACCGCGAGCGGCCCTTCGCCGGCCGTGATGCGCCAGTCAGCCTGCGGACCCTTAGCCGCCCTGCGTTAGCCATGAACGGCTGCCGAAAAGCCACCATTCGATTGAGGTCGGCGGGTTGCGGAGCGAGCGCGGCGTGTTCGCAGAAAAGGAGGGCGTGGACCTTGTGAGGACGCCTACCGGATTACCTCGTCCGCCCTGAGTAGCAGGCTTTCGGGCATGGTCAGCCCGAGCGCACGAGCCGCCTTGAGGTTGACGACCAGGCTAAGCCGCGATGCCTGTTCGATGGGTAGATCGCCAGGGTTGGCGCCGCGCAGGATCTTGTCGATGTATACCGCCGAGCGCCGAATCAAGTCGGACAAGTCCGGCCCGTAGCTGAGCAGCCCGCCGCCTTCGGCGAACCCGCTCCCTCCAATGGTTGGCAGCGCCTGCTTGGCGATCAAGTCCATCACCTGGGTGGCATGCACCGAGAACAACGGGTCCCCCGTGACGACGAGCGCGCCGGCGCGCTCGCTTCGCAAGGTCGCGAACGCTGCTTCGATCTCCCGTGGCGAGTTGGCCGAGACCTCGATCAATGTCAAGTTCAGGTGTTGGGCCGCCGCGCGCAGTTGCTCCACGTGCTGCCGGTACACCGTTGGAGAGCCATCGCGATTGACCAGCACCGCGATACGCTGCGCGGCCGGTACGGCTTCGTGCAGCAACTCCAGCGTCTTCGGGGCAGCGTCGGCACCAAGGGTGGACAGGCCGGTGACGTTGCCACCCGGCCGGGCCAGGCTCTGGGCCAGACCGGCGCCGACGGGGTCGGACGACCCTGTGACAACGATCGGAATGGTCGCGGTGACCTGGCGCGCTGCAACCGCAGTCGTCGTGAAAAATGTCCAGATGACGTCGGGTCGCAGGGCCACCAGTTCGCGCGCCAGTTCGGGCAAGCGCTCAAGGTGCCCGCCTGCATAGCGTGCCTGAAAGGCGAAGTCGCGCGCCTCGATCCAGCCGAGTTCGGCCATGCGTCGCTTGAGTTCAACAAACACGACGGCCGTTGCATCCGGGTTGGTGCTGCTGAGCACCGCGATCAGCGCCGGCCCGGTCCGCGCCCACGCGCCGGTGGCCAGCGGCATCGCCAGTCCCGCAAGCACGAGCTGCAGCCACCTGCGCCGCCCCCGCCCTCGGAACGATGCCGCCATTGGTCGACCCCGCATACCGCATCAACGGCGCATTTTGCGCTCCCGGTGGATACGATGGGCGCGATTGGTGAGACCGTCACCGGCGCCCAGGGGCGCTCGAAGTGGTCGTTCGCCGGTGGCAGCCAGGAAGCGTCTGGGGCAAGACGGGCGTTCGTCGCGCGGCGGCATGGCGTGGCCACGCAGAAGGCGGATGCCAGCAGGGCAACGTCGTGCATCGGCCGGGCGACGGACGCAGGGTCGACGGTTGGATGCAATGCCACGAAGACTGCTTCATGGGCTGTCTCGCGGCGGCGCACGGATCATCTGCCCGCGCATGAAGGTCTCGAGGATGAGCATCGGCCGCCCGCAGTGCGGGCAGAAGAACGTGGAAGACGCCGTGGCGTCGCACTCCTCGCCGTGCTCGGCCTGCTGCACCGGCGCCCGCAGCAGCTCGCCTGGTCCCCGCGGCCGGCTGGTTAGACCTGAGTTCCCGCGAACGATGTAGCCACGACGCGGGCGTAAGCCCGCGTCCTTCCTCAGCTTTGGCGCCTTCGAGGCGCTTTAAATTGCTTCCAAATG